CCTTGTCGTGCTGACGGTTACCATTCTTTTGAACTGGTACATCATCGTGTTCGGCAAAAAAGATCTTGAGCAGCTCAAAACCAAGCTCTCGATCAAAAAGTACCTCGTCGAAATCGACGACGCCCTAGAGAAAAGCTTCGGTCGCGGACTTGCTACTGGTCTTAAACTCACGATAATAATTCTCTCCGGTGTTGTCATTGTTGCCAACGCCTTTTTATTCATGGCCGGAATCGGCGGCTTTGTCCTGGGCGTCTTTTTGGCGAAGAAGTCCTACCAAATCGGCGCCGTATCGAATGTCTTGCGCCGCATAGCTATCTACATTAACCGTGTACGCAACGTATGATCGATCTCGTCAAAGCCAAGGAGGACCTCAAGTTGTCGCTCGAAAAAAAGGGCGTCTCGAATATCCCGTCAGCCGATCTCGCTTTCGTGCTCGATGTCAGCGGCTCGTTCAACGATGAGCATAAATCAGGTATCACGCAAACGCTTCTTGAACGCCTCGTACCGTGGGGCATGCTCTTCGACCCGGATCAGAAGCTCGACGTGTTCACTTTCTCGAACGGGGAGTCGTACGCTCACCACGTCGGGGATATTACGCCGGCCACGTGCGGCGGGTACATCCAGGACAAAATCATTCAGAAAGTACCGGGGTATAACGGTGGCACTGATTATAGCTACGTTATTGAAAAGGTCTTGCAGCAGTTCGGTTGGATGCCTATTGAAACGACCACGTCGCAGCCGACGGGCGGGTTCTTCGGCCGGTTGATGGGAAAAACTAAAACTACCACCACAACCACGCAGAACGAGCAAAAGCGCTCCATCGTGCTCTTCATTACCGACGGCGACAACAGCGACCGCTACGAAACGAAAAAAGTACTTGAGGAGTCCGAGAAGCGCAGCGATCAGGTGTATTTCCTGTTCATCGGCGTCGGTACTGGCTCCACCTTTCCGTTCCTCAAGGAAATCGGCGACCGCTTCTCAAATACTGGACTCATAATCATCAAAGATCTCAAAAAGTTTGTCGCTCAGGCCAATGATGAGCTCAACAATGAGCTTATTGGCAGCGAGCTTATTACCTGGTTGAAAAAATAATGTATGCTCCACCGAGTGAAAAAACATCTCTTACCCCTGGGTATCTCGTTTGGACTTTTTGGCCTGTTTGTCGTCGCAACGTATGGGATCCTCGCGGTTCTCAATCACAGCTACTTCGGGCATGGTTTGTCCACCACGATTATCTGGGGACAGGTGGCACTCGGTGTGTTCATCTACCTTAAAACCGCTGTAGACTATGCGTTATTCGTGGGTTCGCTCATGGAATTCAACGCTGGCATACCGCGACGAATTGCGATGAACGCTGGCACAAGTATCGGGTGTTTCGTTGGGGTCACGTTCATCGCGGTTCTATGGTCATTTTTCCGAGAAATTCGATGGCTTATGGCCATCCTCCTGGTAGTCGCTGGTATGATCCTGTTCAAGCTCGGCGATGGCTCGCGACAGCATTTTGAGGATGTACATCCGTGGCTCAAAAAGCCGCTTCACGTCTTCTTCGACATGATGCGGCCTATTGTCCGGGTGTTCACGTTCTTCATGCCAAATACCGAGCTTTCCGCCGGGGCGCTCAGTGTGGGCAAACTATTCGTTCTCTCGATGATCATCCCGTTCGCGCTCGGCGCGGATGATCTGGCTGGGTATATGGTTCTCTTATCGGCGACAAATATCTTTAGCCTGCTGATCGGTATCTACCTGGGCGACGCCATTATCGACGCGGCGCTGTTCATGAACCAGGAGTTGACGGTAAAAATCGTAAAAAATCGTTGGGTAAGCTACCTAGGCGCCCTGTTCTTCATCGGCCTGGGGGCGCTTAGTATTTTTCATGCCATTCATTTATTTTTCTAACTATGGACAAGGAGATTAAAGAAAAAATTGCTCAGGGTCGCCAGGTGCTCGACATGCTTGAGAAGCTCGCGAGTGGGGCTATTGACCTTTCGAAGTGCAAGAACAAAAAATGCGAAAATTGCGGCAACGATCATCCGACTATTGAGGATGCCATAAATACAAAAAACCAAACGCCGACACGAGCAACTCCTGAGCAGGCTAAGAAAATTAAAAATCGCCTTGATACCGTGCTTTATCGCGAAGGAGGTGTGGCCTTTATCTCCACCAAGACTGAGGAAGGTGGAAACTCAACGCAGATAATTCGGAATATGGAAGTGTCCGAGCTCATGGCCGCGGCTGTCATGTTCCTAAAAAACGCTTTTGAATCCTCTGTCGAACGGGTAGGAGAAAAATATAGGAGTAATCTGAAAGAAGCCGCACACCAAGCTATTAACCATGCTCTCAAAGGCTAACCACTATGCCGACATTCCGCAAACCGGAGAACGAGAACTACTGCGCGACCATCGTGCGCATTAAAAACATCATTCCGCTTGAAAATTGCGATAACGTCGTCGCAACTACGATCTTTGGTTTCCAGGCGATCGTCGGCAAGGCTGCGCAGATCGGGGACGCTGGTATCGTCTTTACGACCGAGACCCAGCTCTCCGATCAGTTCGCGGCGGCCAACAATCTCTACCGGCACGCGGAGCGCAACGGCAACCCCACGCTCAAAGGCTACCTCGAGGACAACCGACGCGTGCGCGCGGTTAAGTTCCGCGGCCACATCTCAAACGCGCTCTTCCTGCCGCTCTCCGCGATCGCCTTCACCGGCGTGAACGTGGACGACCTGGAAGAAGGCGACGTGTTCGGACGCGGACCTGGACACATTGCCCTGCCGGATATTCGCTCACTGAACAAGGTCAAAGAATTGGGCTGGCAAGCCCCCGCACTCCAGGTCCGTCCCCCGCTCATGGTCCCTCACGATGGGGTGCGAGGCGGCAAAACCCGCCTGACTCCGGCCTCTGAAAACGTGATGCTCGATGATCGGGAGATTAAGCCGATCCAGTTAGGACAAGACCTTAAGAGCGAAATGGTCAAGGCCGACGAACTGCGGCAAGCCATTCGCGGCGTGTTCCATCGGGATCTCGTCTCGCTGCCGGACAAGAACTATATGACGGCGACGGAGATCATTAAGCAATTGGACCTGACGCATCGTGAGCTTGGCCCGACCATCGGCAACATTCAAGACCAGTTCCTGCGACCGTTGATTGATCGGGCCTTTGGGCTCATGTGGCGGAAGCAGCAGTTTTTAGAGCCGCCGCCTGACTTGGCCGGGGCTGACCTGGACGTGACCTATGAAGGGCCATTAGCCAGGGCGCAGCGATCCGGCGACATGACGGCCTATCAAGGGGCGCTGGCGCTGGTGGCAGGCATGGCGCAGTTCGACGAGCAGGTCCTCGATAATCTCGATACGGACGAGCAAGTGAATTACATCTGGCAAGTGTCAGGGGTCCCGATGCGGCTCTTGCGCTCAAAGGGCAAGCGGCAACAGATCCGAGATGCCCGCTCGCAGGCCGCACAGCAAGCCGCCGCGATTGAAGGCGCACAGGGTACGGCGGACGTGGCGCTGACTGGCGCTCAAGCGATGGGAGCCGCGAAAGAAGCCATGCAACCACAGGGGACCGCCTGATGGACCCGCTTGAACTGGCGAAGATTCAGAACTGTCAACTCACGTTCTCGACGCCCTACGGCAAAGAGACGTTGAAGGATTTAGAGGACGAGTTTTTTGAACGTACGTCCTTTAATGCCGACCCCGTGAAGATGGGCTTTCTGGAGGGGCAACGGCACGTCATTCTCACGATCCGGCACCGGATGCGGCTGCAACCAGACGCACAATCTGTGACCGGCAACGAACAGGAGTAAGCATGGGCGATGAAGTGACCCAAGGGACAGGCGATCAAGGCGTTAGTGGCGCGGGCGAATCTGGCAGCGTTGCTCCCGCAGGCAATCAAAACGACTGGACGGCGCATATCCCGCAAGAGTACGCCGCCGAAAAGTTCTGGGAACCGCTGAAGGGCAAGGGCTTTGGGGATGTCCTCAAGACCTACGCTGAGGCGCAAAAGTTTATCGGCGGGTCCATCCGCTTGCCGGGCGAGAAGGATGCGCCACAGGACCGCGAGAAAAAGCTGAATGATGTCTACGCCAAGCTGGGGCGGCCTGAGTCCCCGGACAAGTATGACCTGAAGTTGCCGGAGGTTGGCGGGATCAAGTGGGATGACA